AAACTTTAAAAATAAATGAAATGTGTAAAGATCTAAAAAACCAAAATAAAAATGTATATAATTACGGTTTTGGTCAAAGTCCATTTAAACCCCCTTCATTTTTACAAAATGAAATTATAAAAAATATGGATAAAAATAGTTACTTACCAGTTCAAGGACTTCTTGAACTGAGAAGTTCAATAACTAGACATTACCAAAATTTTCATAATGTGAAGATTGATAAAGATGACATTATTATAGGTCCAGGTAGTAAAGAGCTATTATGTTTATTAAATTTGAGTATAGATAATAAAATTTATTTTATAGCTCCATATTGGGTTTCATATGTTAATCAATTGAAAGTTTATAATAGAGATAATTACGAAATAATTCAAACAACTTATGAAAATAAATGGAAAATAACATTAGAACAAGTAAAAAAATTAGATGATAACTCTTTCATATTAATAAATAATCCTAATAATCCAACAGGTCTAGTATATTCTTATGATGAATTGAAAAATATTGTTGATGTTTGTAGATCAAAAAATATTACTATTATTTCAGATGAGATTTATCAATATATAAATTTTAATAATGAATTTAATACATTATTATCATTATATCCGGAAAATACAATTATTTCAAATGGTTTATCTAAATGGTGTCATTCAGGAGGTTATCGTTTTGGTTATATGATTTTTCCTGAAAAATTATTTGAATTAAAAAAAAAAGTAATTTGTGCATCCAGTGAAACTTTTTCTAGTGTAAATACACCATTACAATATGGAACAATTTCAGTATTTGATAACTTTAAAGAATTAATTTTATATAATAAAAATAAAATAAAGTGTCTTAAGATGTATAATGAATATTTTCATAAAAGATTAACACAAATGAATATTAAAGTTCATAAAGGAGAGGGTGCATTTTATATGTATTTAGATTTTGGTAATTATTCAGATAAATTAAAAAATAAAAATTTAAATAATGATAGTGAATTTTGTACCAAGTTATTAGATGATACAGGAATTGCGATGTTACCAGGAAATGCATTTGGTATCGGTTATGGTTATACAACTAGATTTGCATTAACAAATTTTACATTTGATTCTGATCTAAATAATATTAGTAGTAATAATATAGTTGGTATGAACTTATTAAATGAATGGTTAAATAATTTATAAATTAATAAATGAAATTATTAAAAAAAGTCAAATCCTTGACCATAAAGTTATTATTCAAAGTATAACCTCTTTTCTTATAATATTCTCTTACACCAACACCAGAAATAATAGCCATTTTTCGAATACCTTTCGAATATGCTATTTGTTCAGCTTTCTTTAACATTTTTTTTCCAAAACCATGATGTTGAGTACGGGTAGTTTTAAATGAATCATGTGGGGTCATAACTCCATATACATGTAATTCTCTTATGAGAGCGTGATCATGTAGATTTTTCATAACATCTTTGTTATTATGATTAATTCTCAATCTACAGAATCCATATACTATTGATTCATCATATGATTCCATAGAGATAAAATATTCAGTTGCATCAATATCATTATATTGTCGTATAACTTCTTTAATATTATTTGGATCAATCTTACGGTTTTTAACCTCTCTACAACGTAGACATTTACATACTTCACCATTATCTTTAAGAATTTTATGAAGATGCTGTCGTAGATTTGTACAGCTATTACCTCCATAAATTTCATTTTCTGGAATATCTCTAATAACACGATTAAGACGAATCCATGGGAATACATTTCTTTTAACATTTAATATTAATGTGATAAGTTTATTATATTTATCTTCAGGATTTTTATCTTCAGCATATGGCTTGTATACTCCCTCATTATACCAATCATAAATTTGAGTCCATCTAGTAACTTCAGTTGGATATATTTTCCATTGATCAGCTTGTAGCTCAGGGTGTGTAAGATTATATATAATATAATTATTATTATTATTAAAAAATAAATGAGTGTAAATCATAACAATAGGTATACTAATATAGTTATGTGTTAGAGAAATGATTGTTATATTTAGTAATATAAATTTTAAAAATTGACTTAATTCAAAATTTGTATTATAAATAATACTAGATATTCCTAATATTTTATTAAACATATCTTGATCTTTTTCTTGATTACTTCCAGGAAGATCTGGCATTAAATGATAATCTACTTTATAACAATTTTTTTTTAATAGATTTAATGCTTTAATAGTATCTTGATTTTTACAACCTCTATTAATACCATTCAAAATAGTATCATCAATATGTTGTACACCTAATTGAACTCTAGTGCAATTATATTTACGAAATCTCTCAATTTCATATTTATTAATACAATCAGGTCGTGTTTCAAGTGTTAGACCAATAATACGGCATTTTGCATATTGATTAATATTTATTTCATCTTCAAGAGATAAACGCTTACGTTCTTTTCTATCATAAAAAATATTAGCAGCATAATATGTATCTCTAATAAATTCTTCTTGATATTCTACTGGATAATGACTCCAAGTACCGCCCAATACAAGTAATTCTACTTTATCAATATTATGACCACAATTTTCCAATGAACTTCCTCTATCAAAAAATTGTAAAACTGCGTCATAATTACTTTGATTTGCGCGTCTAACTCCTGGTTCAGTAGAAATATAACTTCGTGGCTGTTCAACTTTTATGCATTCAACTAATTCACCAATTTGTAGTTGAACACCATATTTTTTTTTCATAAAAATATCAAAAGTTTTATCTTTATCATTGAAATTATTATAATTTCTACAATATAATCTTGTACCATCATTTTTTTGAACATATGTTATTACACGAAGTTCATCAATTTGATTCTCTGTTTTCATAGATATTTTTAGTAAAGAATTACCAAATGTAATATCAGTAATAATCGATTTAATTGTTATTCTTCCTTCTTTAGGACAATATGCACAATTTTGACCACAACTAAAAGTTTGTTCTTTAACTTCTCCTGTTTTTTTACTAGTAAATTTTGGTTTTGATGAAGTAAAAATTGTAATAACCTCAACGCCTGACATGATTCTTACTAGTTTTTTAGTCATTAATCTTTCTACTTGATCATCTGGATTAATTTCTCCTTCTGAAATCATTTGACGAAAGTAAAATATTATCTGTGATTTTTTTGGATTAATACGAAATTTACGTCTAGCATTTTTATTAGCGAGTTCATATGAGTCATTATCATATGGTTTTTGTTCAATTATAGATATTATAAAATCTTTTAATATCTGTAAATTAATACCTTCCAGTATATTTCGTTTTTCATTAAAATTAGCGACATCCTCGATATCCATTTTAGATTATTTATTATCTATATTATTTGATTCAATAACTAAAATATTTCAATTTTTATTTTTTATATTTGTAATCATTAAATATAGATAAATTTCTTTGTAAAATTACTTCCATTTTAGGTACTAATAATTCTGGATTATCTATAAAAATATTTTTATTTCCTTGTAACTTTTCTATTTCTTCACTTTTATAAATTTCAAAATCAGAAACTGGAAATTGATGATGCCATGTTAAAATTGTATATGGATCAATTATATCTTTTAAAATTTTATCTTTATAATTTGGATATGTATACAAAAAATACATTGCAGCACGAGATATATCACCTTTAAATTCATCACTTGGCAAAAAAAATCTTTTTTTTGAGTTTTTTATACAAAAACCCTTTGATAAAGGTCTATAATATTTATCCTTATTTCCATTTTCATCCAGAATAACAGAATCTTCATATATTTTAAAATCAGATATATATTTATAATTACTTCTATGTATATTTACTTTAGATGGATATAATATTAAATTATGTAAATCACAAGTTAACTTCTTATCAGTTTTTTTATAAATTGATTGAGGTATTATATGTTCTAACGTAGTGTTATATATATTTTTTTTTTTGTAAATTTTAAATAATACAGGTCTTAATTTCTTATATGAAATATAATTTATATTATAGGATAATACACTTAATAATGATGCTACCATAAGTAAATATATATACATTATATAAAATAATATGTATTATTTAAATACAAAATTGAGAATTACAACTTAAACATTTTTTATGTAATAGTCTATTTTCTCTTAGAAGAAAACTATCACATGACCCACATGTATTACATAATTTATACTTTTTATAAAATTTAATCATAATATTTTGAATGTGATTATTCCTAAAATTACCACGAATAGAAATTCCATCTTTTCCAATATCACATGTTGTACTTGTTTCATCCTTTAAAAAATCTAAAAAAAGATTATCATATTTAATTTCCTGAGAAGTTTTATTAATTGCATCTAATAAAACTTGATAATTAGTAAATATAGAATCTCTATTTACTTTTTTCATTATAGGAGGATCAATTCTTAATTTAGAAGATTCAGTACTTTTAAATTGAATATTTTCAACTAATTCATCATACGACTTATTCTCAAAATTTATATCGTTAAAATCATTAATAATTGTTATAGGTTCAAAATTATTTTTATCTAATAGATTTTCATAAATTTCACATTCAGTATTATCTTTTTCACATTTTACCCCTTCCTTGAATTGACCTGTTGCATATAAAATCCAATTAGTAGATCTTAATTTAAATATTGCGATTTTTTGATCTTTAAAAACACATACAGGTGTTTCTAATTTAAAACTTATTAAATTCTTTCCATTTTTACATTTTGTTACTTTTGCTTTAATATTCATAGAATTTATACTTAATAAAACATCTTCATTTGTTTTAAATTTTTCCATAAAATTATCATGTCTATTAATTTCACAAAAAGACATAAAAATTTCATTATATACATCTGGTAACTTTCCAACATGACCTAAAATTTGTCCAACCATTGCATTTGATTTCGTCAAACTAGGATCCATATCTAAACATATTCCAACTAAACCACCAGGCAATGCATAATCTAATGACTTTGTATCTGATTTTAACGATATTACCTTTGAATATATCGGTCTATATTTATTATCAATGACAAAACCTGGTCTAATTTCAATATAATCACCTATTTTTAAATTACCACTAATTAAAGATCCACCTACAACTCCGCCTTCTAAATTATCATATGAAATATTTGGTTTATTTATATCAAATGATCTAATTATAATCATTTTTAAATCTTCATTTGTTTTTTCATTCAAAGAATTAATATTGTTATCATTTGATAAATTTAAAATATTACGTAATATTTCATCTTTATTTATATCGTTTTGAATTGATGATGGAATAATTTGAGCATTTTCTGCAATTGTACTTTTTACAAATTTTTTTATATCACTTAATGTCTTTTCATTTGATGATTCTTCAATCAAATCTAATTTATTTTGTAAAATAATAAAATCATTTATATTAACATTTTTAACTGCTTGATAATGTTCATATGTTTGAGGCTGTGGTATAGGCTCATTACTTGCAATCACTAAAATACATGCATTCATAACTGCTGCACCACTAATCATATTCGACATAAATGCTTCATGACCTGGTACATCAACAAAACTAACATGTCCTACTAAGGTCATTTCATTACCTTCATCATCAGTTAATAATTCATTTTTACTTGGTACAGTATGTAGCTCTTTATTTTTATCCATAAAAATTTTTGTATTTGCATATCCTATATGAATTGTAATATTCCTTTCCTGTTCTGAAGAATATTTTTGAGTTTTAATTCCTGTAAGTGATTTAACTAAAGTACTTTTACCATGAGCAACATGGCCAATAGATCCTATATTAAATATAGGTTGATTTTTTAGTATATCTGAATATTTTAATTCCATCTTTATAAATTTAATGGTTAAATCCTTAAATATAAAAAAAATCAATTTATTTAATTATAATTACTTGTTAAATTCGGATCATCAAAAATATCAGCATATAATAATAATAATATTATGATCGTTACAACTAGTAACAATAGTAAGTTTATATCATATTTTAAAATAACATTTATTATAGATTCCATATAATAAATGGTATATATTAATCTATAAATAATGGTTCTTTATCCGGATTATATTTTTTAAATTTATTACTGAATTTAAGTTTATTTAAAATAATAGATAATAAATATGTTTTATCACCTTCAAAATTAAATAAATCGATCCATTTTAATTTTTCAGAATCTCTATCATGAAATACTTCTACGTTTTTAAAAATTTCCTGATAATTATATGGTAGTAATTTCCATTCAATAGATTCACTTACATTTACTAAAGATAACATATATTTAGCTTTGTCAAAAAAGATTTTATTTTCTGATATTTTATTTTTTTTATTTAATTCTCTAATTAGATCAAAAACTAAAAATCCTGTTTCTTCATTAAATTCTCTAATCATGGTATCTTCAATTATTTTATCTGTTCTATCTACTTTACCACCGATCACATTATTAAAAAGTTCTGATTTACGATATTCCATATTTATTAATAATTTCACTTCATTATTTTTTATAT